CTGTATTGACACCTATACGGGTGTTAGAGGTTCCTGCGGTTGCAGTGATAAGGTCTGCTCCGTCAGCAAAAGTTACGTCTGCTGCGAAGTTTACAGTGCCATCAACATCAACTGCGTCTAAATTAGTAGTGCCATCAACGTCTATGTCGCCTGATACAAACAACGAGGGGACAGACAGATCAGTAAACGCATCAACCATCGCGCCGCCAGATCCAGCACCGTCTGAATAGATAGCTTTGGTTTGGCCGTTGGCTATTGTGACAGTCGCTCCAGAGCCTTGCTTGATAATAATGTTCTGTGAGCCGCTAGTGGCATTCTCTATGAGCCAGAGCTTACTAACAGTGTTCGGGCCTATAGTGATGGTGCAAGCGCTATCAAGAGTCCCAGTGTATTTAAGAAATATACTCCTGCCG